CGTTAAAGTACTAAGAAAATTTGGAAGTTAGCAAGACTTCATCAGATAAGCTAAAGAGGAACTTGAACTCATTAAAAATGACTCAGAGGAGGGCATTGACAGAAGCAGTCTTGCAACTCGACGCAATATATCTTGCTGTCGAATTGATTTAGTGCATATATCCGCAGAGTAGTCTTGTATTCATTGGAATAATTAACCTTGTGAAACTGATTTGGTATTGCCTGATTTACCCAAGACTCAAAGAATTGTCGTTCGAAGTAATCGGCACCAACCCTGAATGTCGCTGTTAGTTCGTTGGTGAAGTTCACATCGTATGGATATTCGGCTGGAGGTCCATTTATCTTTAGTGGTTGTGTCGCAAGTGCCTTTCCTGGCATGCTTATGCTGGCACAATTTCTAGACAACCGCTCATTGAACTTGGAACCGACTTTGGCAAACTCAAAGTAGAATCTTGTGGGTCTTGCATACCCGTTCACCCCAAGAGTTTTATTCACCATGAATGAGATTTGCTTCTGCACATTACTTGTGTTCGGATCTCTATTCTTCGATCCACCAGTTTCTTGCTCAAGTCTATGGAAGAACTCCGCAGCAGCCCTACTTTGTGCCATGAGTGCGATGTTTGCATCGGAAAATGCATCGCTCTGTAGCCAAAGATCTTCATAGTCTTCAGGACTTTCTAGTGATGGATTGGATGCCTTCTTTTGTTGGGATGCAACCCCAAAAAATTTTCCAAGGTCTTCAAAGATGCCCATCAGAATTTCCTTCTATACTTGCGGGGTGGCTTTGGCTTCTTCCCCTTGTTGAACGAATTCAGCCACACGCGATCTTCCCGTTTCCCGACAAAGTGGTATGTGGGGAGGTGAATCATCTTCATCCAATGCTCTGGTGGGATCCTTAGAGGTTTCCCATATATCCTGTCATAGCGGTATCTACGAATGCATACCTTGCTGTATTTATTTATGGGTTTCGAAAGAAATTCCCTGTTGAATCTCATGACGCGACTATCTTCGCTCTCTAGCGGTCCCGTCATCCTTCCCAACACATTCATCAAAAGCAGGCGGCGAAACCTTGGGAACATGTAATGCAGATTTACACCAAGGAATGAACTGGGGTCATTTGATGCATCTATCATTCGAAGGACGAGCGGATACCTATCGTAGTAGTCTAGATCATCCGACAGAGGATTGTATATGAAGGTATACAGAGTTCCTGCCCTACGCATGGGGACGAAGTAGTCCTTTCTGCTATTGACGATGATCTGCTGCTTGACTTTGGAATTCCTAAAGTGTGCCTCGGTGATATCCTGATAGGCATCCCGTGTGAACTCCTCAAACCATTGCATGGATTCGCGGGAGGTATCGGGAGACTCAAACTCAAGCCCATCATCCTTCATGGATGCAAGTTCTTCAAATATCCGCTTCAGGTCGCGGATCTGCTCGTCATCGGCATCACCCGCTGCCTTTCCTGGTAGAACGGCAGAGACAACCTTGGATATCGCCTCCTTGATGATGTTCAGTCCCTGTGCCATCAGCCCTTTACTCCTAGTTCCTTTTCGGTCAATACGAGGAACTTCCATCCCCGTTTCTCGGCATACTTCTTAGCCGCATCCCATTTGTTCTGATTCTTGATGTAGTCCATGGTTTCGTAGAGGAAGTTCTTGGTCTTGCGCTTGGGTTGCTTCGGGGGCTTGGTCTTCTTCTCTGGCTTGATCTCGACAAGATAGGTCTGCCTCTTTCCTTCGCTCTCCTCCACGGTGATCTTGAAATCCACGAAATACCTATGAAGGCGTCCGTCCATATCGAACTTATACGGAACGACGGTGGTCTCGCTCGACCACTCCAAAATGGATGACTTCTTGTCGCAGTAGTCCATGAACTTACGCTCCCAAGAACTGCGATATATAATCTTTGTGGGATCCCCTCTATACTTAGCGGGGTTCTTCGGACTGAACACTCCTTGAAGAAAAGATCTTTCTCTAGCCATGCCCGAACCTCCAAAAGTCCCTGAAACTACCAACTACTTCGAAATGGATAATCCATTTTCGGCAGATCCTGCTGATTTCATTGCCAATGGTGCTTTTGTTGCTGCGGGATCTGTTCGCAGTATCAATAGAGGTATCAATGCCACCAATGAAACTGGAGGCATCTCAAGAAGTGATCTGAAAAACTATTTTCAGTCGGATATGAACCGATCATCGGGAACTCCTACAAGTAGATATGCCGAAAATCAGTTCTTACAAATACCGCAGTTTCTTCAGTATCCCCAAGATCTTGGGACAAACCCAAGGTATCAACATTTTGTGGTCTTCAATATCTATCAGGGGGATTCCGATGAGGTTCGTCTAGAAAAGCGAAAAGTGAATCGGGTTACTAGTGCTTTGAAAGCAAGTGGGTTTACTGAAAATTTCGACGGATCCACGGCTAGCCGTTTGGCAGTCTATGAACAACTAGAGGCTGTTGGTGGCTCTACCTCGGACTTTGAGGCATTTGAGAAGGCACTCAACACGGTTACGCCAGGTCTATCGGGAAACAATATCGAAAATTTGGTAACGGCATTGGGTAATGCAGTAAAGGGTGTATTCGGCTTTGATACTCCAGTGCTGAACCAGAACGGCATCCCTGTAGATAGTTTCGACCAACTATACCAAACATTTAATGACATATTGACCTCATTTGGTGACACCGTAGAGGATGTTGGTAATCTTATTAGCGGCTACAACCCAGAGATATTCGAAGAGCCGAACAATCTTACGCCAAAAGCAAGTGGTCGTTCGGTTGCCACCACTTATGACAAGAGCATACTAATTGCCAATAGAAGATATAACAATGCAAACATAAAGTCGAAGGACACCATAGCATTGTATATGCCACTAAAGTTTTCGACAAATGATAATCTTGTATATGGTGAAGATGAAATGGGTGGAGTAAATCTTCTCTTTGGAGTCGTAAGCCAAAGCCCAGGTGCATTATCTGCTGCCATTGAACGCGCCCTTGTTCGTGGTGTTGCTGACAAAATCGGATCTCTAGTAGGAAAGATAACCAACGAAGATATAAATATCGGCGGTCTGCGAAGTGCCTTGCGGAGAAACGCACCAAATCCAAGGCGCGAGATGCTCTTCAAGGATGTTGCTCTACGAACTCATACATTCGATTTCGCATTCTCCCCGAAGAATGAAACCGAAGCCGAAATGGTAATGAACATCATAAAGATGTTCAGGTTTCACGCACATCCAACATTGCAGGATACTGGTGGTTACTTCTTCGAATTCCCTGCGGAATTTGAGATGACTTTTTACACCATAGATTCTGCGGGTGGGGTCTTTGTGAACGACAACCTACCATCTTTGCCTAAAATGGCTTTAACGGGAGTCGCAGTTGATTACTCTGGTGCTGGTGAGTTCAAGACATTCTACGATGCAAAACCAGCATTCATAACACTCAGTCTAACCTTCACGGAGATGGAGCAGTTGACGAGCGAACACATCATTCAGGGATACTGATATGTACGACAAGTTGCCGACAACCAATTACATAACGCCCCAAGGCTATGTCGAGGTAACGGATATCACGACACGGTTCAAGGTGCTACAGACCGTGATCGACCAAGGTCAGTATCCGATCAATGTCTCCATTCCTGAAACGGATAGACCAGAGGTGTTTGCGGATAGGGTCTATGGTGACAGTAAGAAGCACTGGCTCATCCTCGACATGAACAACATAACGAATCCATTCTACGATTGGGTTCTGGCACCGCAATCCTTTGACAACTACATGGAGGAGAAATATCCTGGATACTCGCTCTTCCTCACGAATGTGGATGGCGACGAGGGCTTTACGGGATCATTCTTGCGAAATGCCGTCGTGTTTCCCACAGGAAGCACCTTGGTGGCAGAACAGCCATCTGTCGTGGATCCATATCGGTTCGCACTAGTGTCGTCCTACGATCCTTCGCAATGCAAACTCGTTCTTGAGATCACGAAGGATTCCGTGTGGATTCCTGCCGTTGGCGAGTATGTTGCTGGCACAAATGTCGATGCTTTGGGCATCATCCACTACTATGTCGGAAAGATAGCCAAGGTGCAGGATAGCCCATATGCACTTCATCACTTTGAGGACACCAACGGCAACATACTGAATCCTCTGCTGCCCTACTCGTTGCAGAATCAGTATTTCGATTCTTCGGCAGACACAGGGTTCACATTCGGAGATACTCTGTTGGGTAAGTATATGTTCGAATCCGAAACGACATATCTCATCATCAATAGGGATCATGAGATTGAGGAGAACGAGGCAAATCGACAGGTCACGCTTGTTTCCAAGAGATTCCTTTCTAGTGTTGAATCTGAAATTGTGGAGAAGTTGAATGGCGGCGAATGATTCTCTGACAACCACAGGTGTTGGTTCGTATTCAAAGCAGAATGATTATGAGGTATTGAAGTTGGAAATCACATCCAATCAGGGTGGCGATCCGATCAGCATGCTGAATCAATTTATTGAGATAGCCATTTACGAAGATATAAAGGCTCCCTCTCTGGTGGGAGAAATTGTTCTTGCAGATACATTCAACTATGCCGAAGTCATTCCCATAGTTGGAAACGAACGAGTTACATTAGAGTATAGGACAAAGGGAAACAAAATCGAGGTTGTTAGCCTTACTGGTAGGATATTTACCGTTCTTGGTAAAAACAGAACCAGCGGAGAAAAGGGCGAAGTATACAAGTTGGTCTTCAGATCGGAAGGTTCTTTCATAGATCACACTAAACGAGTGTCTAGTTCGATCAAAGGAACTATGTCGGACATGGTCAAAAGTGTCTTTGCCGATCATATGAAAGATATACCAATCTCGGTAGATCCGTCAATTGGACGATATGCATACATCATACCATTTTGGAGTCCTAAGTTCACAGCACTATGGCTTGCGCGGCGAGCAACATCATCATCAAATCCAGAAAATCCCTCCTGCTTTGTGTTTTATGAAGATGTTGATGGGTTTCAGTTTCGCGACATCAACAAGAAACTTCGCAAGGAACCCATCTACAAGTTTAGGGTGGAACCCTTGAGCGGTAAAAATATAAACGACCTGAGCAACTACTTGACTCGCGTTCAGCAATTCTCCGTCAATAAATTTTTTGATCGTCTTGAGGAATACAATTCTGGCTTGTATAGCGGATTACTTTCTGTTCATGACATAACTACGAAGAGCATTTCCTCGACGGTTCTTGATCATTCGCGAGACTTTGGGACATATACGAGACTCAATGAAAACCCAATCATGCCTTCAGAAAACAAAGAGTTTTCCAATGCTCCATTGGGGTTCTACAATTTCGTTCCAACACAAACCGATAGGTTTGATTCCATAGAGAATCCCGACGATCATCAGAAGTATTTCTTAAAGCGCAATTCCATACTCGCGCAATTGTATAGTCATAGTGTATCTGCCACAATTCCAGGCAACTCTTCTTTGAGACTCTTAGATGTGGTTGATCTTGATGTGCCTAAACTTGGGTTCATGCCAAATACGGAAACTGATTGGAAAGATACGCATTTAAGCGGCAAGTATATGATCACCGCTATGAAGCATGTCATAAATAGACAGACAGGATACACGACAACAATGGAGTTGTCGAAGGACTCGTTGATAGAGCCTATCCCAGACAAGTTCAAGTGAATGGAGATATCATGGATAACGAAGAGCAGAAGGTCGTAATCACATACGAAATGACTGAAGAGATCATTCGCAAGTTGCCATACAGCAGGGAAGAACTCGCTGAATGGGAGCGGTGGGGTGAGGAGAACTTCGGTCGTTGGAATAGGAACTGATGCATCATGCCTGCCGAGTTCATGGGTCAAGGTGGATTCGTCTGGTGGTTCGGTGTTGTTGAGGACACCGACGATCCCCTGAGACTTGGTAGGGTTCGCGTCAGGATATTCGGCTACCACACCGACAATAAGAAACTGATACCAACTGGCGATCTGCCTTGGGCGCATCCAGTCCAACCCATACAGAGCGCATCCATCAGCGGCGTGGGAATATCTCCTACTGGTCTGCTGACGGGTTCCCATGTATTCGGGTTCTTCAGGGATGGACCGAATGCACAGCAGCCCATCGTCCTTGGTAGCGTCGGCGGAATCCCATCGGAACTTGCGGACAAGACCAAGGGGTTCAACGACCCCACGGGAACCTATCCCAAGGAGAAGGACAAGCCCGACACGAACAGGCTAGCCACGGGAGACGAAACCGACAAGACGATCATTGAGGATCGCAAGAAGGACATCAAGAAGGATGTTGCCGTTGCACTGGACTCGCAGGATGCAGAGAAGTGGTCGGAACCAGAGTCACCCTACAAGCCCAAGTATCCCAACAACAAGGTCTTTGCCACGAAGTCGGGAATGGTTGAGGAGTGGGATGACACCCCTGAGAAGGAGCGGCATCACACCTATCATCCTAGCGGTAGTTTTGAGGAGGTTGCCAACGGCTGGTCGAAGGATCCTGCGGGAACCCGCGTTCACAAGGTTCAGGGCAACAACTACGAGATCATTGCGGGAGACGATTTCATCCACATCAAGGGAACCGCAAGGATCACCTTGGACGGTTCCGCGAAGTTCTATGTCGGCGCGGGAGAGGATAGCGGAGATCTCATCCTACAGGTGGATCGCGATGTCGCTCTGTATGTGGCAGGAAACCTCAAGGGAACCGTGGAGAAGGATGTGGAACTCACGGTGAATGGCAACTACAAGGAGATCATCGCTGGTGACAGGATCTCCGAGGTCAAGGGAAACATCGTGTTCAAGTCCGAGGAGAAGTCCTTCGTGGCATCCTCTACCAAGGACGCAATCATAAAGACGGCAGGCGGATCCGATCTGTTCCTGTCTGGAGATGCCAAGTC